CAAACTTTAGCCTCAGGTTTCTATAACACTCAAGGTCAGTGGTTCGCTACTTTAGGAACTAAGTTACAAAAGTTAAGCAACAGAATCCACCAGTTAACTCTTCGTGGAGGTGCTAACTTCATCGTAACTTCTCCTACAGTTGCTACTGTGTTAGAGTCAATCCCAGGATTTGCTGCTAACTCAAACGGTGATGCCGCTCAAATGGAATACGCTTTCGGTGTACAGAAAGTTGGTGCTTTGAATAACAGATATACTGTTTACAAGAACCCATACATGACTGAAAACTTGATCTTAATGGGCTACAAAGGTTCACAATTCTTGGAAACTGGTGCTGTATTTGCTCCATACATTCCATTAATCATGACTCCATTGGTGTACGATCCTGATACCTTCACTCCACGTAAAGGTTTATTGACTCGTTACGCTAAGAAGATGTTACGTCCTGAATTCTACGCTAAGGTGTATATTCACGGATTAAACACTATCTAATAATTAGATTAGAGTCTATAAAGAAAGGCCTAGGTTTTCCTAGGCCTTCTTTGTTTCTAGGTACTTATTACATATTTATAGTAAATACAAGTTATAAGTAATAGTCCTATGAAAGAAACTCCAAGCCAGTTACCTCTGCAAAGTTATGTAATGAATTTTCCGTTTTCGCTTTCAACAGCGGATCCTAATAACATCTGGATGCAAGAGCTAACAGATGAAGAATTAACAATTAATAGACCTAAAGCATACAAGCAGTTTATGGACTTGTATAACTTTATGGCTGGTCAATCACTTGTTCATTTATTACCTGCTGAAGGAAATTATCAAGACCAAGTATATGTAGCTAATTTAGGATTACAATTACCTCATATTAAGGATGAAAATCATATTTTATTATCTAACTTTACTTCAGACCCTCGTAAGGGAGAAGAGCTTGTTGGTGAAAAATTCTTTAACCAAATGGGTTACAAAACTCATATCTCTCCTTTTAAATGGGAAGGTGAAGCTGATATCAAGTATTTATATGACAATGTATATATTGGGGGTTATGGTATTCGTTCCAATATTAAGACTTATGAGTGGATGGAAAAAAACTTTGATATGGAAATCATCAAAGTTGCAATGACTGATGAATATTTATATCATTTGGATTGTTCAATCTTTCCATTAAATCAAGACAAAACTTTAATTTGTACTGAACTGTTCGACCCTCAAGAGGTAGCGCAAATAGAACAGTATACTGAAATTATAGACGTAAATATTGATGATGCCTTGGGCGGAATGACAAACTCTGTACGCTTAGGAAACATGATTTTATGCGCGTCAAACATTGCTGAACTTAAAAAGTCTCATGAATATTATGAGGCTGAAAAACATAAAATTGAATCATTAGAAAAAATTTGTTCTGATGAAGGTATGGAACCAGTAATTTTCAACCTCTCAGAATATATGAAATCAGGTGCTATGTTATCATGTATGATAATGCATTTGAATAGAGTTGACCATAATAAAACGTTATTATAATGGCACAAACATTAGAAGATTGGTTAAACGGTGAGGTTAAAGAACTCTCTAAACTGCCTGTAGGTGAGCTAAGTAACACATTTTTCTTTAGAGATCCTATCCGTCCAAATTACATTGACCATGAACATTTCTATAGTCCAGCTGATGGAACCATCTTGTACCAAAAAGTTGTCCAACCAGATGAAGCAGTTGTAGAAATTAAAGGTATGAATTATACCTTAAAAGACGTAATGGGAAATGATGAATATGATAAACCATCCTTAGTGATTGGTATTTTTATGTCATTCTATGATGTTCATATTAATAGAATTCCTTATGGAGGAATATTAACTTATGAACATTTAGAGCCTATTGAGTCTACAAACTTACCCATGTTGGCGGTTGAGAAGGACATTTTAAATCAGGTAGTTAACCCGAACAACATGGAGTATTTAAAGTACAATGAACGTATGTTTAACCAAATATATGTTCCTTCTTTAAACTACACATATTATTTAATACAAATAGCCGATGAAGACGTAAACGTAATTGCTCCATTTAAGAAGCAATTAGATCTTTGTGCTCAAAATGAAAGATTTAGTCTAATTAGATGGGGCTCTCAAGTAGATCTAGTATTACCACTAGATGGGAGGTTTGAATTCGAGACAGTGTTAGACAATGCTATGCATGTTAATGCTGGACTTGATAAATTAGTAAAAATCAATGTAAAAAATAATGACATCAAAACCACACACCGACGAGGTGCATAGACAACAACGAGTGATAAAAAATCCTATTAAATTCAAAATACAACTTAACGAAGAACAAAAATTAGCTAAAGAAGAAATACTAAATAATACCTTAACCCTATTAGCAGGTTCAGCTGGCTCAGGCAAAACATTATTAGCAGTTCAAGTAGCTTTAGATGGTCTTATAAGAAGACATTACGAAAAAATTATTATAACTAGACCAACAGTGTCTAAAGAAGAAATAGGATTTCTACCAGGAGATTTAAGAGAAAAAATGGATCCCTGGATACAACCTATCTATCAAAACATGTATGCTCTTTATGATAAAGAAAAAGTAGAAAAACTTATTGAAGACGGAAAAATTGAAATTGTACCTTTAGCATTTATGCGAGGTAGAACATTTCTAGATTCATGTATTATTGTAGATGAGGCTCAAAACGTCACCCATGAACAGATGGAAATGATTGCTACTCGTATTGGTTTACGAAGCAAAATGATTGTTTGTGGAGATGACCACCAGGTAGACTTAAAAGCAAAACGTGATTCTGGTTTTAGATTCTTATACACAGCTGCTCGTAAAATAAAAAATATGACTGCTATTACTTTAAAACAAAATCATAGAGACCCAATTGTACAAGATTTGATAAATATTTATGAAGAGGCAGCAGAACGAGGTCTTAATTTAGGAACCTCAGGAACTAACGGAACTTCAAAAAGATAATATTTATAAATAATAATATAAGGGCTTCAAATTGGAGCCCTTTTTTTTAATATTTATAACCAAAACATTTATGGCAAACATCCCTATTTGGCCCGGCTCATCTTCATTTGCACCAGGAGATACTCCTTTTGGTTTTTATGATAGTGATACTGACTTTCAAACAGACGCTGATAAAGTAGCAAAATTTTGTGGTTTACGTTTAGGTTACCCTATTGAAAACGTAGAATTACAAGATATTAATTTTTACACAGCTTTTGAACAAGCTGTCACTGTATATGGTAATGAATTATATGCTTTTAATGTTAGAGATAATTATTTATCTTTAGAAGGGTCAACAACTAGTTCTAACTTAAATACTTCTCTTATTACACCTAATTTAGAGGGTGTTATACGCATGTCCCAACAATATGCCGCGGAAGCAGGTACTGGAGGAAATTACAATTGGTATAGCGGCTCAGTTACATTAACAGGAAGTGTTCAAGATTATGATTTAGGTGCTTGGGCCACTGATAATAATATTTCAGGTGGTTTAGAAATTAAAAAAATATGGTATGAAGATGTACCTGCTGTTTCTGAACTATATAGTCCGTGGGCCGGTATATTACCGGGTGCTGCTAGTGCTGTAGGTTTAGTAGGTATTGCTGGATATGGTCCTTCAACTAACTTCTTATTAATGCCTTTAAGTTATGATTTACAAAATATTCAAGCGATTGAAATGTCAAATCAAGTTAGATTATCTAACTACACATTCCAATTAATTAATAATAAATTAAGAATATTCCCTATACCAGGCACAGGAGATGAAGGAACTAATTTATGGTTCCAATATTCTATTATAGATGAAAAATATGATGCTTCTATAACTTCTGCTCCAACAAAAGTTAATAATGTTTCTAATGCTCCTTATGGAAATCCAACTTACTCAAGTATTAATTCTGTAGGTAGAAGTTGGGTTTTTGAATATACATTAGCTTTAGCTAAAGAAATGTTAGGATATGTTAGAGGCAAATACAGTACTATTCCAGTCCCTGGAGCTGAAGTAACATTAAACCAAGGTGATTTAATATCAGCAGCAACTTCTGAAAAAGAAGCTTTAATCACTAGATTAAGAGAATATTTTGATCAAACTTCTCGTCAAGCATTACTTGAAAGAAGGGCAGCAGAATCAGCAGCTCGTGTGAATGAAATTAATCAGGTTCCAATGACAATTTTTATAGGATAATATGGCACTATTTGGACAAGAAAGAGATATTTCAATGTTTAGACATATTAACCGTGAGTTAATACAGAACATTATTTCTCAACAAGTAGTACTTTATAAATGTGATATAACAGAAACAATTGTTAATATGTATGGTGAAGCATCTCAAGGTAGAGTATTTCAACAACCTTTACTTTTATTTGCTTTAATTGAAAGACAAGATCAAACATCTCCAATTATAGATGAAAATATAGGATTTAGTCAACCTATAACTTTTAAATTTTTAAGAGATGACTTAGTTGACGCTAATGTTGTACCTGAAGTAGGTGATTTTATAATGTATCAAGAAGGATATTGGGAAATAGATAACACAAATGCTAACCAATATGTTGTAGGTAAAAACCCAGACTATCCTTATTTAGATTCAAATGGTAATAATCCTTATGAAACTGATTTAGCTGAATTTGGTTACAATGTTTCATTAATATGCACCGCCCACTATGTTCCTGCGGACAGAGTAGGTATAACTAAACAAAGATTATAATGGCTAAAAACGGAAGAAAACCAATACCTAAAACTCAAAAAGAGATTAGTGTTTCTTTACAAAATGCTTATGATAAAGAACAAGGAAATCCTAACCTTTCAGCTAATGAAAATAATAGAGCTCTTCAAACTTCTTTTAAAAAGGATACTACTAAACCCTTTAGTATAGGTATTCAAGATATAGATGAGGCAGTTTTTTATTATTTAAATAATGTTATTAAACCTTTTACTATTCAAAATGGACAAAGAATACCTGTTCCTGTTTTATATGGGGATGCTGAAAAATGGAAATCATATCAGAAAGATGGTTATTTAAGAGACTTAAAAGGTGCTTTAATGGCTCCTTTGATTGTTTTTAAAAGAAATAATATTGAAAAAGTTAGAAGTTTAGCTAATAAATTAGATGCTAACAGCCCTAATAATTATGGGACTTTTACAAAAAGTTATAATGCTCAAAATGCTTATGATAATTTTACAGTATTAAACAATAGAACTCCTAGTAAAACTTATTATAATGTTGTAGTACCTGATTATGTTAATTTAACATATTCTTTTGTAATATTTACATATTATGTAGAACAACTAAATAAAATAGTTGAAGCTATGGAGTATGCTTCAGACTCCTATTGGGGAGATCCTGAAAGATATAAATTTAAAGCTACTATTTCTTCATTTGGTTTCCAAACAGAATTAGCAGAAAACGCAGAAAGAGTAGTACGTAGTACTTTTGATTTAAAAATTTACGGATATATCATACCAGATGTTATACAAAAAGACATGAACGCTATAAAGAAATCATACGAAGCTTCTAAAATTATATTCTCAGTTGAAGCGATAAATAATGAAGGAGTATTCCTTGGAACAGAACAAGACGGACGTTTTGTTACACCTACAGCTGCTGAAAAAGAAACTCAAAATAGATCTACATCCATCGGATAACGTTAATATTTATTATAAATAAATGGCTAAAGTTAGATATCTTGATCAAGTACCCGTTGGAGTATACCAGTCAAGTACCGCGGGGCAAGGTACAGGTACTGTTGATATATATTATACAGGTTCTTTGCTTAAGGCAAGTGCTCCTTTTATTAACTTTACAGGTTCAGCTGAAGCTTTCACAGAAGTAATATCTGGGACTGAAGGAGTAACAGTTTATATATCAGGTTCAGGAGTTGGTTTTCCATTCTCAGGATCAGCAGTAATTACAGGCTCATTAGTAATCTCAGGTTCAGCCCAACCTATTACACTTCAAACATTACCATATGAGGTTAGTCCTTCATATGTTGTAACATACGTCCCTGCCTCAGGAGTATTAGAATATTCTGATATGCCTTCAGATGGTACTTCAGGATCAAGTGGTTCTTCAGGGTCTAGTGGTTCAAGTGGTTCTTCTGGTTCTAGTGGCTCAAGTGGCTCAAGTGGCTCAAGTGGCTCATCAGGCTCATCAGGCTCTAGTGGTTCATCAGGCAGTTCAGGTTCCTCAGGTTCAAGTGGTTCTAGTGGATCAAGTGGTTCAAGTGGTTCTTCTGGCTCAAGTGGCTCATCAGGCAGTTCAGGTTCAAGTGGATCAAGTGGATCAAGTGGTTCTTCAGGTTCCTCAGGCTCCAGTGGCTCATCAGGATCTAGTGGATCTTCAGGTTCATCTGGAACATCAGGAAACTCAGGCTCATCAGGTTCTAGTGGGTCAAGTGGTTCATCAGGTTCATCAGGCTCAAGTGGCTCATCAGGCAGTTCAGGTTCAAGTGGTTCTTCAGGTTCATCTGGTTCAAGCGGATCAAGTGGATCAAGTGGTTCTTCAGGTTCCTCAGGCTCCAGTGGCTCATCAGGTTCCTCAGGCTCTTCAGGTTCATCTGGTACTTCAGGTTCATCAGGAACAAGTGGTTCATCAGGTTCAAGTGGTTCTTCAGGTTCCTCAGGCTCAAGCGGTTCTTCAGGTAGTTCAGGCTCAAGCGGTTCATCAGGCTCCAGTGGCTCATCAGGTTCCTCAGGCTCTTCAGGTTCATCAGGCTCAAGTGGCTCATCAGGATCAAGTGGTTCTTCAGGTTCTAGTGGTTCTTCAGGTTCCTCAGGCTCAAGCGGTTCTTCAGGTAGTTCAGGCTCAAGCGGTTCATCAGGCTCAAGTGGTTCCTCAGGAACATCAGGAAACTCAGGCTCAAGTGGCTCATCAGGCTCATCAGGTTCATCTGGTTCTTCTGGTTCCTCAGGCTCTTCAGGTTCATCAGGCTCAAGTGGCTCATCAGGATCAAGTGGTTCTTCAGGAACATCAGGAAACTCAGGTTCTAGTGGCTCATCAGGCTCAAGTGGCTCTTCAGGTAGTTCAGGTTCCTCAGGCTCATCAGGCTCAAGCGGCTCATCTGGTTCTAGTGGCTCATCAGGTTCTAGTGGCTCATCAGGCTCAAGTGGTTCTTCTGGTTCTAGTGGCTCATCTGGCTCATCTGGTTCATCAGGTACAAGTGGTTCATCAGGTTCAAGTGGAACTAGCGGAACTTCAGGTTCAAGCGGTTCATCAGGAACTAGCGGAACTTCAGGTTCATCAGGTTCTTCAGGCACTTCAGGTATAGACGGTACTTCAGGCTCATCTGGAACATCAGGTTCAAGCGGAACTTCTGGTTCATCTGGTACCTCAGGCTCATCAGGTTCATCAGGTACTTCTGGCTCATCAGGATCCAGTGGTACTAGTGGAAGTTCAGGCTCTAGTGGAACAAGTGGTTCTTCTGGTTCATCAGGAACTTCAGGTATAGATGGGACATCTGGTTCATCAGGAACAAGTGGCTCATCAGGCTCATCTGGAACATCAGGTAGCTCAGGTTCTTCAGGAACTAGTGGCTCATCTGGTACTTCAGGCTCATCCGGCACTTCAGGTTCATCTGGAAGTTCAGGTACTTCTGGCTCATCTGGAAGTTCAGGTACCTCTGGTTCATCTGGTTCTAGTGGAACAAGCGGTTCATCTGGTACTAGTGGTAGTTCAGGTACTTCAGGTTCATCCGGTACTTCAGGTAGTTCTGGTTCTAGTGGAACTAGCGGTTCATCAGGCACTTCAGGTAGCTCTGGTTCATCAGGCACTTCAGGTAGCTCTGGTTCTTCAGGCACTTCAGGCTCATCAGGTTCATCAGGTACAAGCGGCTCAAGTGGCAGCTCAGGTACTTCAGGTATAAGTGGTGTTAATGGAACTTCAGGTTCTAGCGGCACTTCAGGTTCTTCAGGAACCTCAGGCTCATCAGGCAGTTCAGGAACTAGTGGTTCTAGTGGTACTTCTGGTTCATCTGGATCAAGTGGCACCTCAGGTTCATCTGGAACTTCAGGTAGTTCAGGTTCATCAGGAACAAGTGGTTCAAGTGGTTCAAGTGGTTCTTCAGGAACTAGTGGCTCATCAGGCTCATCAGGTACAAGTGGCTCATCAGGCTCATCAGGTACAAGTGGCTCATCAGGCAGCTCAGGTACTTCAGGTATAAGTGGTGTAAATGGTACTAGCGGTTCTTCAGGAACCTCAGGTTCAAGTGGTACTTCAGGCAGCTCAGGTTCATCAGGTTCATCAGGAACTAGCGGAACTTCAGGTTCTTCAGGAAGTTCAGGTTCATCAGGTTCATCAGGAACAAGTGGTTCTTCAGGAACTTCAGGTTCAAGTGGTTCAAGTGGAACAAGTGGTTCAAGTGGTTCTTCTGGGACAAGTGGTTCATCAGGTACTTCAGGTTCATCAGGTACCTCAGGCTCATCAGGCAGCAGTGGTACATCAGGTATAAGTGGAGTAAACGGAACTAGCGGCTCATCAGGATCAAGTGGAACATCAGGTTCTTCCGGTTCATCAGGAACATCTGGTTCTTCTGGAACATCTGGCTCAAGCGGAACTAGTGGTTCATCAGGTTCATCTGGCACTTCAGGTTCATCAGGTTCTAGTGGTAGTTCTGGTTCATCAGGTAGCAGTGGTAGTTCAGGTTCAAGTGGTTCAAGTGGAACAAGTGGTTCCTCAGGAACTAGCGGCTCATCAGGCTCATCAGGTACAAGCGGCTCATCAGGCAGCTCAGGTACTTCAGGTATATCAGGTGTAAACGGTACATCTGGCTCAAGCGGAACAAGCGGTTCTTCAGGAACTAGCGGTTCATCAGGTTCAAGTGGTACTTCAGGAAGCTCTGGTTCTTCAGGAACTAGTGGTTCATCAGGTACTTCAGGTTCAAGTGGAACCTCAGGCTCATCAGGCTCAAGCGGAACAAGTGGTTCTAGTGGAAGTTCAGGTACAAGTGGTTCATCTGGTTCTAGTGGAACTTCAGGTTCATCTGGATCATCAGGAACTTCAGGTTCAAGTGGTTCAAGTGGTTCATCAGGTACTTCAGGCTCTTCAGGTTCATCAGGAACTAGTGGATCTAGTGGGACATCTGGTTCTTCAGGAACAAGTGGATCTTCTGGTTCATCAGGAACTAGCGGT